GGCGCCCACCGCTAGTCTCTGATTCCACGTTCACGGCCATTTCATCGAAGATTAGGATGAAGTTTTCCGTGAGGCGCTTGATTTCCTTGGTATCATCGAAAAGCTTGGAAATGCTTGTCGTAGACGTGAAGTCATTGATTGGAGAAGAAATCTTGTTGAGGGCCGTGGTCTTTCCTAGGCCAGCTGCACCGTAGAAGTTCAGCCAGATATGGTTCTTAACAGGTTTGTCGTTCATCTTTCGCTTGACCTGCCATGCCCAGTGCTTCATCAGCGTTGAAAAGATTTCATAGCTTTCAGTAGGTTTGAAGTATTCATAGATGGCTTTTAGCCAACGTTCACCGATATTTTCATACCGTGCATCATATTTAATATCATTAACGACAGTGGCGAGACCAGTTTGGTATCCCCTCATCGCCATGTTCTGCAGAGTGCTCTTTATGGCATCAACAGTGTATCTGGAACCACTATTGTAGATATCAGTCATAATTGCCGTACGCAAATTGTCGAGGTCCTTGTATGTTGCAACGCCCATTCCAATATACTTGATTTCTTTCCATGCAGGACTAATATACCATTCATTCGAATGGTCTTTAATCCATTTCGTGATGAACTCAATAGGAGTCGGCTGGCCATCATCGGCCTCTTCTTTTTTACGATTGTCAAGCCACTTCTTTACTTCATCTTGGGTAACAGTATCTTCACGGTCTGAATCGTTTAGCCATTGATTATAGGCCTCGAAAATATCCCTAGTAGTTACCGAGCGTTCTCTTGCGTTGTGAAGGATGCCCTTTGTTGTGAAGTGGTAGTCTTTCTTTTCATAGAATCTTTCGAATAATTCTGCATTCATATTGTTTCCGTCACAAGCCACCCAAACGGAAAGGGGCCTGTCAGTTAAACCAATTCCGCTGGCTTATAGACAGGCCCCTTCTTGTGACGGAAAGAAACTCTTCAAAGCTATACAAGGGCGGAATCCGTTGTTGGCTTTTATTTACTCTAAATATACTATTTGTTTATAGGATTAGCAATAGGACATAATGAGATTTTTTGCTTACAGGAATGCTATTTATTTCTTACATCTAATATACATTTTTATCGGGCAAGTCTAGCAGCCATAAACTTACAAAATTCTTACAGAAATCTTATAATATTCTTATGAACTTACGAAATTCTTACGGAAATATTACAGAAATATGATTTGTAAACTCGATATGGCGTTTTTAGCGAAATTTCGAAGGTAATGTAAACTTTTTTCAAAAAAAAGGGTCGTGAATTGCAAGATTGATTGACACGTTGTCAATGAAATATAAAAGAATATATAGAGAAAAATTCACTTTTTTTTATAAAAAGTACTTGACAAGTGTAAACACTTTTGATATATTTAGGGTATCACCACAAACACAAGAGGTAAACAATGAACAATAAGGAAAACACATCCATCACAGAACTCCCCTTCCAGACTGGTCTCAAGAAGTTCCTGAACCGCAAGGGTCTCACCCAGAAAGCGCTGGCCGACAAGATTTACGTCTCGTCATGCACGGTATCACAGTGGACTCGTGGCGGTTATGACCCTAGCATGACAGTCTCCCTGCTCATTATGGAAGGCATGACGCTCGAAGAAATCTTCGGTGCGGACGTGATGGACAAGATTCTTGAAAACGAGAAGGAAAGCACCAACGCAATCCTTCGCCACATCAACGCACAGTCCTCGCCCAAGAAGGAAGACCCCAAGAAGGAAACGAGGGCCGAGAAACAGAAAGCTGGCTTCATGAGCCGTCTGGCCATGCTGTTCAGCGCAAAGAGGTAATAATGAAGAGAACACCGTTCCAAGAAGGCCTGATGGCCTTTATGAAAAGAAAAGATTACACACAGCAGGAGCTTGCCGATAACATAGGTGTCACACGCACGTCAGTGAACTACTGGGTCAATGGACGGCATGAGCCTATGCTCCGTGACATAAACAAGCTGATAGAGGCAGGCATGAGCATTGAGGAAATCTTCGGAAAGTAAAAAACAGGGTCGTCCTTTCGGGCGGCCCTTCAACCTTTTGTACATAGGCTACAAGACATTCTGGACATAGCGGAAGACGTGCCCGCTTTTGACCCTGACATCGGCATGAACAGGAATTCCCTTTTCCTTGCACTTGCATGCAAAGAACAGGTCTTCCCCGAGCACGCTGTGCTTCTCGTCCTCGTAGTTCACCCACTTGAAGTAAGGGTAGCCTAGCTTCTTGAACACGTCCGTCTTGATTAGGGCGCACCCTAGGCCGCCACCGTGAACCCTTATCTTCGTGGCACCGTCTGTAACCATCTTCTCGATTTCCTGTGCGGTGTACTCGGATTCAAGAGGAAAGCTGAAATACTCGCTGCCGTCGAGCTTGTAGAGCTTACAGATGTTCGTATTGCCCTTGTAGGAGCCGTCAGTGGTCCTATGGGCATAGAAGGACAGGCAAACGTCCACAGGGTTCTCCAGCATCAGTTTGAGGGCATTGCTGGGGATGACGTTGTCGGCATCCACCATTAGCACGTAGTCGGCATTTATGGCCATAGCTTCCTCGGCAATCCTGTTTCTGGCCGAGGCGCAGTCGTAGCCCCTTACGAAGTCGAACAGGCACCAGTGGCCGCATCTGTCGAGGCCATAGATTGAACGGAAGGTTTCTGGACAGATAGTGTCCGAACATGGAATCGCAATCAGTATCTTCATATTTACCTCTTAGTAATTGGCGTCCTTCGGCTTGTCTGAGTAAACGTGGACCCTGCCACTATACACTTTAAGGCCATTGAATGCTGCCCACGGACTCCACAATTTTTCACAGCAGTAGCCGAAGAAACGCTTGGAATCCTTGGGCGCCTCTATATGTGCACACAGGTTGAACAGCATGGCACAGTATTCATCAACAATATATTCACGTCCAATGAACATGTTTGTCCAAGAAAATTCAGACGGGTAATGCGTCTTCATGTAGCGCTTGTAGAAGTCCCCGAAGCCGTTGTTGAACCTGTTCATCTTTTCGATATGGCCAATCTTGCTGTCCACGGGCATGCAGTATCGGTCCATTGTTCCGCCAAAGAAGACGTAGTTGTTCGTCAATATCACGTCGTAGTCTTTCAGGATAGCCTCGATTTCGTCAGGCTCCAAGAGGTGTGTCCCAGTCCTGTCCCAGATGGCCCTGCGGTAGTGTTCCAGCCCCTTGTATGAAACTCCGTGGACATTCTTCCAAAGGTAGTATAGCCCAGTTATTTCGTTGTACAGCGGGTTCAGCTCATCTATGTTGTCGCCTTCGTGCGGTTCGTCCACAAGGAACTTCGTGCGGCCATGTTCAGGGGCGACATCGAACTTGTTCTTGGCCATGCCTACTGAATAAATTACCCCCATTCTCCAAGCCTCTCCAAGGCAGCATTGAGCAATGCCTTCTTGCAGTCCCTGCATATACAGCGGACTTCGTGGTTGCACTTGATTGCCGTTACTTCTATTGCGGCGGTAAGGTACTCGCCAGCAATCGTAGTGTCGGCATATACCTTGGTGGATTCGTCACTGACGGGCCTGTTGCACAGGTCGCAGATTATTTCTTCCGTGGTGATGATTCTTTTCATGCTATGCCTCCTTGAGCTTTCCTACGTATGGCTTGCCGTCCTTCATCGGGCGACCATTCAAAATCCACCAGTCGTACATGTAGTACGGCGAGAAGTCTATCTGCATCGGTGCGTTTATCTGTTCAAGCATGGCCGTAAGCAAGACCTCGCAATGCCATGGCTTTCCCGGCACGTCGTTGCCGTTAATCTTGATGAAGTCTTCCCACGTCACCTGATTCTCTGCGCACCACTCACGGAAGCGCTTGCAGTTTATCCAGTAGAATGACCCGCAGTAATGGTTCTGGTAGTCCGTGCTAACAAGGTCGCCAACACGGCCAGGAATGGCCGCAAGGTAAGGGTCTAACCAATGTCGCTCAGTGCAGTCCACTGCCCCGTAAGTGATGCTGTCGAAGCCGTCGATGTCGAACATGTAGTCGTACATGAGGGCGTTCCAGAAGAGTATATTCTTCATGCGGAAAACGTCGTAATGACTTTTCTTTCCTTTGAAATGGATACGGGCCACCCAGTCGCAGTCTCCCTTCAAGGCCTGCCCTATGGTTTCAAGGAAGCTTATTTCCTCGCCCCTTGTGGTATCGTTCTTGATTCTTACCACGGTTATGCCGTCAAGGCCTTCGGGTATAGGAAGTTCGCTTGCATAAAACAGGATGACACGCCTGAACATCGACTTGGCCTTGCGCAGCACGTAGAGGTGTACCTGCTCGGTGGCCGTCAGTTCTTCGTTCTCTCTCCACCAGTGTATAACGAGGCAACTGTTAGGTGGAGTCCTCTTTGGTTCAGGCGTAGGTATCTTGTACTTAGACCATATAGGGAAGCTTCTCGCCAGTTCATAGTCGAGGAAGGACTTCCCCGGTATCTTCTTCGACTGTGGTATTTTTCGTTGAGCCATAACTAATCCTCGGATTGACTTGCTCCATGCGGTAGAGTATCTTCCATAGGGCTTTCAGGCGACCTCGCCAGTCGTTGTTCCCCTTGCCCCATAGCCAATGAACTACCTCATGGGCCGTCTTAGATAAAAATATAAAATTTTTTTCGCATTCTATATTTTCATATTCACTTTCATCTAAGTTTATATGATGAAGGTTTGCGGTGGGCCCGAGCTTCGAGCCAGTGACGGCACAGAACTTCTGCTTCTCCTTCATGTACTTGCGGAACTTCATCCACTTAGAGGAACGCCTGAACTTTGTCTTGGCCGCTTGGGCCTTGCTGTGATTGCGCTTAAATTTCATACCACCCCGTGTAGACCTTGTCTACGTTTACAAACCATCTGTCGTTGGGCATAGGAATGCCATACCAGTCTGACGACAGGCTGACCGCCTTGCGGATAAGCTCTGACTTGAACTTGCTGTATCCTACTATATCCCTCAGGAAATACTTGAGGGCATAGTTGGTGTTCGCAAAGCTCAGGCTCTGGCCGTACCCAAGGGCGTCGTGCATATGCCATGCGACCTTTTCATCCAATGAGCCAAGGTTAGGGGCGAACCAGTCTATGATGGCTGGGCCGCTCCTTCCGTCGAACTCGAAGCCAGCCTCGGTGCGGACATGGAGAATGCCCGTATCGAAGCGGACTTCGTATTCTATCGGCTTATGTAAAATATATAAACGGTACTTGTTCTCCACAAGGCCTAAAAGTTCAGAGGCGCCCGTGATGAAGTTGTATTCGTATGCTGCTATCATTTCTTGCCTCCCCAGTCCTTCGGGTCGAAAAGCCAAGCGGCGACCGTTATGGCCGCCGCCAACCATACGATGGTAAACATCAGCGTATCTCCTCGGCAAGGAATGTGATATCCGTGGAGCCTATGCCAGACAGTGTAAGCCTGAGGCTTCGTCCGGGATTGCTGGAATATGCCAGTTCTATGATGTAGGTCCACTGCGTTCCGCTTTGGAGCATGTACTGTGGCACAATCCCGACCTCCTCGAACTCAGTTCCAATCAGGGTAACCGTATCGAAAGACGTTGTTCCGCTAGGCGGTGCAGAGGTCTGCGTAGAGTTGTGGAAGAGCCTCGTGAATACCTTGTAGGAACCAGTCCATCCTTGGGTGCCCACTTTCACGCCAACCTGCATTGTGCCGCCATGTGTGCCTTTCTGCGCAACCACGAAGCTGCTGGTATGGTCTACTTCGTTCCAGTTGTCAGACGGCGTAGTGGAGCCATGTTCGGCAAACGTGGTGATTGGAGCGGCAGAGGTGTACATCGTCCACACGTTGTCGCTATCGACCTCGCAGAAGTCCTCTGTGTTCCAGCCTAGGTTGGCCTTGCTGTTGAATATGATACGGGCATCAAAATGGTGTATCATTGGGTAGTACTCTGTACCACGCTTCGTCACGACGTACATGCCATTGTTGATGGCGTTCTGGATTGTGGCGAATGTCGTGCTATTGTACTCCGCAATGAATACACGGCCATCCTTTTCGTTAGGAACATAGGTGCTCCATCCAGTATCGTTGTTGATTCGATATATGGTGCGTTGTCCGCCCTTTCCCAAGGAGAAGAAGTAATACTCATCGAAGTCAGGGTAGGAGTTGAATCCGCCATAGGAAGCATACGAGGCCTCGCCAACGCCACCGTTGAGCGTCATCACTACGTGTTCACCTGCGGCAATGGCATTACGAATTTGTTCGAAGCTAGTGATGCCATATTCAGCCGTGAAGATTCCATCGGCGGAAATGACCCCATCGCTAGTGATATGGATATGGTTTCCTTCGGTCAGAAGCTTCTGGTAATTAGTGGACACGTCATGCTGGGTATAAGGCACGTCATAATCTGACACAGTGCATGTCCATGCAATGTCACCTTCTGGGCTGTTTGTAAGCTCTGGTGTGAACGAGAGGATGCCAGCGTTGCTGCTGCCTTCCCAGTCAAGCCAGAACTGGTTCTGGCTGAAATTGCGGAGTTTCAAATAACCTATTAGACGGCTTCCGACTTCCCTGATTTCGAGGCGCTCGACAAAGGCGTAGCTCTTAGCCATGTCAGGAGAAGCACTGACAACGTAAGGCCATCCCACAGTGTAGTTGGCCCCGAGGGCACGGGTAGCGGAAACGGCAAACGTAACGTAGTCACCGCCGTAATGAGTGGCTGTGAACACGCACTGGCCACGCCCATAGATGTACTGCCACGTAAAGTCGAAAACCTTGCAATACTGGTAGCTTATGTTGTTCGTAGCCATCAGCTTGTGATGGGTCTTGCTGATTCTCTGGCCGTCAATGGCTATTCCATAGCCAGCAGTGTACAGCGGGGCTGCTCCGATGTTCTCACGGGCCTGTTCCTTTTCTTCTTCTGTGAAGTCCTGCGGGAAGTTCGCCGCTACATGCATCTGCTTAGGTGCGCTCATTTTTAAAGTCCTCCTTCATTTCCTTGAGGGTTGTAATCACGTTGTCCATCTTTACCAGGACCTGGGTCAGTTGCTGGTTCATAAGTGCTATCTGCTTGTTGCTATCAGCCACCTGTTGGAAAAGTAGGCCGATGTTGTCCTTGTTCTGCTGTTCTTGGAACTGCAACTTCAAAATATCGTCGTGCATCTTCTGGCTGTCGTCGTCCCTGAATGTCTTCGTGGCCTTGCGTTCCTCACGTATGGCGGAGACATCGGCCCTGCTCTTGATGTACACGGCGATGGCCGTGAGAACGCCTGCGAGGCCCATCAGGACGGAAACTACTGCAGCAATTATTTCTGGATTGTCCCACATGGTTTCCTCCTAACGAACTATTAGTTTAAAAGATGTTTTCATATCCATGCTGTAGTAATTGCTGACACCATCGAAGAATACGTCATTGCCATAAAGGTCTTCTGACTGTGATACATGTATGGGTGTCCACGTCGATGTGGCATCGTCTAGGACGTACCTTAATGCCCCGTTCAAGTAAAAGACCTTATCTCCAATATGTGCAATGTAGTGTGGGTCAATTTCGGAAAGTCCATTCCACGTCTTTTGATTCCAAGTTGATGTTGCTCTGTCGAGAACATAATGGCTTGAACCGTATGACCAATAGGTATTGTTTCCAGAATGCCATACACCGCTTCCAGAAAACGAAGTATTACCATACCATGTCTTTGCTGTCCATCTAGAGAGGTAGCGATTCAGGACATAGTGAGAAGTACCATTTGAGTAGTATGTACTGTCGCCGTCATGCCATATACCGTACCTCGCATCAAAATTGGTTAAACCACTCCAAGATTTATCGACCCAGGTGTTCGTTGACTTGTTCAGCATCAAGCTATAATAACGGCTTGGGTTTATGGCATGCGCATTGTAATATATGTTGCCTCCGTCTTCCCATATATCCTGGGCGTCTAACGATGTTGTTAGACCCCAGTCCTTTGCATACCACGTTCTATTTTCAGGAGCAAAGACGTACTGAGCGCTTCCATAGGAATGATACACAGTATTTCCGTCTGACCATGTATGGTACTTACCGCCCCATAAGTCATTGACTTCTGTGCGAACATCGTAAGTAGACCATGTGCTGGTGCTCGGGTCTAGCTTATAGAACTCGTTTCCATCTACCCAGTATATTACCCCGTTTGCACTGAATACATCCTTGCCATAGAACGAGGTAATGCCGTTCCATGTTTTTTCTAACCAAGTTGAATTAGCCTTATCGAGAACATATTGGCTCGAACCATAAGAGTAATATACGTGTTCTCCATCAGACCATACGCCATTGCCAGATAGGCTTGACGGTGCATTCGTCCATACCTTGGCTGTCCAAGTAGAGGTATTTCTATCAAGCACGTAATCTGCGCCACAGTATATATCCTCACCGTCAGTCCATACATCGCCACCCTCAAAATTGGATGGCTGGTTGTTCCATGTTTTCGTACTCCAAGAAGAGGTCGCACGATTAAACACGAGCTGGGTGTTCCGCTCCGAGTAATATATGTCAACCCCGTCGGACCATATTTCGAGTGCATTTAAGGTAACACCGCTTAGGCCCCAATCTTTAGGATGCCATGTATTTGTTTCACGGTCAAGTACGTATTGATGGTCTATACCTTCTGGGTTGTTTGTGCTTCCTGAATAGTACACGTTAGTGCCGTCTGACCACACGTACATTCCCATCAATGTATTCCAGTTCTCGACAGCTCCGTTTACCTCTCTCTTCCATTCGATATTTTCAAATGCTTTATTAGCATCATTAAACACGAACTGCTCGCCGTAGGCGTCGGAAAAGTAAGTAGTCTCCCCAATATGCCATACCTGACGGCCAATGTGCGATTTTACTCCAGACTCGTAAAGGGCTACCTTTTCGAGGCGCATGTAAGGCAACTCAAGGCCCATCAACTTTCCGTTGTGGATGAGGGCAACCATGCTTCTATTTCCTATTACAATTTCCATACAAATTCTCCTATGGGTTGTGGTATATGGCGAATTTTGTTGACTGTTCCTTGTCTAGTACGTATTGGGCACTACCGCTAGAATAGTATATATTATCGCCATCAGTCCAAACATACGTGCCACCAAAACCTGATGGAGTTCCACTCCACGTTTTTGACTCCCAAGTAGAAGTCGCTTTATTTAAAACTCGCTCTACAGTACCGTTAGAATAGTATGTATTCTCGCCATCAGTCCAGATATCAGTGGCATAAAAAGCGTTAAGACCTGTCCACGTCTTTTTTGACCATGTAGACGTTTCTTTATTTAAAACGTAATGGGTGGTATAGTCAGAATAGTATATAGTCCCGCCAGCAGTCCATGTAGAAAATCCAGAAAACTCTGTAAGACCTGTCCACGTCTTTTTTGACCACGTAGCAGTCCATCTATCTAAAACGTACTGAGTGGTTCCAGAAGAATAGTATATATTCTCTCCATCAGTCCAGACATTATTGCCACCAAAATTTGTAAGACCGTACCACGTTTTTTCCGACCATGTAGATGTCGCTTTATTCAAAAGTCGGTGCGTGGTACCGTTAGAATAGTATATATTATCTCCATCAGTCCAGACTTTATTTGCATTAAAGCTTGTAAGACCACTCCACGTTTTTTCTGACCAAGTAGACGTTTCTTTATTTAAAACGTACTGGTTACTGTTGTTAGAGAAGTATATGTTCTCACCATCGGTCCAAGTATATGTACCAGAAAAACTAGTAAGGCCTTTCCACGTTTTTTTAGACCATGTAGACGTGAATCTGTCTTCCCCTTCGGTATATATCAAAGGCGTTCCATTGTATGTAACTGTATTCATAATAAGCTCCATCACGTCGGGTTGACGGTGTAAATAAGGCTTGCTGCATTAGTCTGTTCGGTATAACCAAGGTCGGTTTCAACCCCGTTCTTTACTCCTGCCACATGCATAGTGACTTTCATAGAGCCACCACCATACCAAGTACCCGTCTTGACCTGCACCTGAGTTACTGGGTCGCTTGATGTGAAGTTGATGTCGATGGCCGTGCCATAGAAAGACTTTCCGTTGTCGTTATTATACCACTCAATGGCCGTGTTTCGGTCAGTAGACGAAGCTTCCTGCCATCCTCCGTTGTAGTACCACAACGAGGTGACCTGCGAAGGGCTAGCCAGCGCATCATTTATCTTCAGTCCAGCCATGTTGAAGTTGTCGTTCGAAGCCCAAGTTAAATGCACTTTATACGAATCGTATCCAGCTGCGGGCAACTGGAATACGAGGGTAGAACCAACATAGGCTTGTGCTATCTTGGTTGAACCTACGTACATTTCTCCGATTTTTGATGAACCGATGTTGCTCATTGTTATTTCCAATCACTAGGGATTTGTGCAAGTTCTGCACTACCTGTAGTAGTGTTAGAACCACAACCCTGGAATGCGTTAGAATGTCCTGTAATTCCGGGTAAGGCTGATAAGTAGTTATACACATCGAGTGCGCCTGATTCTACATTGGTACATCCTGAGAACAGCCAGCTAACATTAGTAACATTATCGCATACGAAGTTATCAGCATGGATTACCTTCAAAGAGGTAACACTGCCACACAGGCTCTGTAAATTTGTTACATCACCTGCGTTAAGAGCTATTAATTCTTCAAGAATGCTTCTGATGTTTCCTGACTGTGTTAATGTATTACCGAAATCTGCCTTAGCGCAGCTTACATCCCATACATCAGTGTCACCCGCAACCTGTGTTGCGCTGAAATCTGTTGCATATGAAGTCGGGACGCCGCCAGCAGTGACTTTCATTCTGATAGTGTAATTAGGCACAAGTGGTCCTGGCGCCACTTCTTTCTTGGTGAGCCACTTGTCGTTGGCTGCGTTCTTTAATACTTTTCCGTTGATTGTATAAATTGTTGTCATATTAGACCTCTGGGATTAAATAAAGTACAGTTGAGACAGGCGATGCTGGTAGAGCCGCAACCACCTGTACATCGGTGATGCCTGTCAGTGAGTTCTGCTTGTCGTTGAGTGCGTTGTCCACTTGCGTCTTGGTGTACGCATCGGTGATGCCGTATCCAGACAATGTAGTTGCACTGTCGGCCTTACCCTGCACTGCGGTATCAACGTAGGATTTTGTTGCTATGGTCGAGTCTACGCTGATGTTACCGTCGCTGTCAATGTCGATGCCCGTGCCCTCCGTAAGTTTCTTCTGGTAGTCATCGGGGTCAAGTTCTTCAAACTCTACTTCCTCTTCCTCTGGGATGTCAGCACTGATGACGCCGTCACTGTCGATGTTGATGCCTGTGCCAGCAGTGTATGTTTCACCTCCACCAGCTGCGCTAATGACGCCATCGGAGTCAATGGTGATGTTATCGCCTGCCGTGAGCACGTCCTGCTTTCCAGCAAGTTCAGCTTTCGTTGCATAGGTCGTGATGATGGGGTTGCCATCGCTATCACATTCAGCACGCTTGGCGTAGATGTTTGAGCCGTCAATGGTAGAAGCGAACCTTTCCTGGACTTCCGTATAATCAAACTTAATATACTGTGACAAATCATTGCCGATAGAGGCATAGTCAGTTCCATTCGGAGCTGAGCCTGACATACCACTAGGGTCTTTCACAAAGAAGCACATTGCCGCTCCTTTGAGGTCATCAGCAGTAAAGCCGCCAAAGAAATCCCAGTCGCTTTCATTGTATGAAATGTCCAATGTCTGTGAGCCAGGAACACCCTCTTCAGTTTGGTCGTAGTTGTTCGCACTTACTATAATATACGTTGCACCATATAGGTCGGTAACAGTCAAATAGGCTGTCTTATGCACGGCATACTTTGTCGTGTCCCCGATTTTGTATAGGAGTATTCCTATCTTGCTTACTTGTGCAGGGGAATACCAACGGTAGTAATACGCATTATCCAAGATTGATATTGTAAGGCTGAACGACCTGTTAGGAGTCGGCCCAACACCCATGTAGCCATAATAGCCTGTATTATAAAAATGTGTCATTTGTGCCATAAATTCCTCCTTACATGTTGATGAAGCCAACCTTGACCGATATCACCCCGTCAGAGTCAATGTCTATGCCTTCTCCCGCTGTGTAAGTTCCGCCACCGCTCGTTTCTTCAACGAGCTCATAGATGCCAGCGGTTGCCGTAGGCTGCATTACATATGTTTTCGCCGTGTCTGACTGATGTGCCAATATAAATGGTGCATGTCCATCCGTGCTTCCTGCATGACGTATGATGTCGTCAGAGCGCATGCGTACGTAATCATTGGCAACGATAGCTTGTACGTAAGTCTGGTCTCTGTATGTAGACAAACTATATCCGCCGTTAGAACCAGCATACATGTCAATACGGGCCCTAGGGTTGATTCCAGTTCCTGTCTGATTATCATCTAGGACAAGGCCAGCTTTTCGAGAGCCCTGATACGGGTTAGCTGAATGGTCTGTGCGAAGTGTTGCCGAAACATTGAAAGGGCCAAATGGGGTTGAAGCATCTCCTCTGTGGCTTGCAACCATATAGTCAACCCTGAGGCCAATATTATCACTCTTTACCCTGTTAAGCTTTGCATAGTAATAGTCCCAATACGTCTCATAACTGGGAACACCATACACTTCGAAGTTCTTTCCGTCCTTAGGCTGTACATAGCCATCAGAGTCTAGGAACCACAAGCATGGTTCACTCGTAGCGCTGATGACGCCGTCTGAGTCGATTTCGATATTCTGCCCAGCGGTTAGCTTTTTCTGGTAGTCATCTAGGTCAAGTTCTTCAAACTCTACTTCCTCTTCCTCTGGGAGGTCAGCACTGATGACGCCATCGCTGGTGATGTTAATCCCCTCTCCTGCAGTATATGTAGAGCCACCGCCATCAGCAGAAATGACAACAACACCATCGGAGTCTTCGATAGTTACATTTTCACCTGCGACCAATGGAAGAATCGGCGGGAGTTCTGGAATGATATTCGGGTCAACGCCTATGTTTCCATCTGAGTCGAGGTCGATACCATAGTCGGCAGTCAACTCCTTCTGGTACTGAGACAAGTTTGGTTTGTTCCTGATGAACCCTGCTTCGTAACGGTCTGTCTCGTTCCAGTCAGATTGGACTGAGGTAGGCAGGTTACCCCATACACCGTTCGGCGACATAGAGGTTCTATGAAATATGGGGCCTCCAGATGCGCCTACTCCAGTAACGTAATAAAAATCGAAGTAGCCGTTGGATAATCTGCCAAGCGGGGCGATAAGATTTCCGTTAATGAGGAACAGGTGTTTACCTTCATTGTACGCAGCAAGCATTTCTGCATAAGTCGTAGTTCCGTAAACACACCAGAATATGTTGGTTGCATCGGGAACAACGGCACTGATTACACCGTCGGAGTCGATATTGATGTTGTCGCCAGCCGTAAGTTTTTTCTGGTAGTCGTCAAGGTTCAGTTCCTCAAATTCGACCTCTTCTTCCTCTGGAAGGTCAGCACTAATAGTGCCATCTGAGTCAATCTGAATTCCGTCGCCTGCTGTAATCTTTTTCTGGATAATGCTCGGGTCAACGGAAATTTCGTTGTCGCTGTCGATGAGGATTCCCCAGCCTTCGTTATACTTTTCGCCTTCTGCACTGATGACTCCATCAGAATCGATTGTAATACCGTCACCTGCCGTAAGCTTTTTCTGGTAGTCGTCCAAGTCGAGCTCTTCAAACTCAACTTCTTCCTCTTCTGGGAGCGTAGCGCTGATTTTGCCGTCAGAATCGATATTGATATTATCGCCAGCTACAAGAACATCCTGCTTTCCGTCAAGTGCATCCTGAATGGATAGCGGGTTCATCACAGTTCCGTCGCCAGTCATCGTAGCGTCATGGGTAACCTTTTCGAGACCCTGAACGATTGTCGGGCTGAGGGCGATGGAGTCGAGCTTCACGATAGAAAGCGTCTGGATGTATGCATCAGTCCAGTCGGTCGGAGTGCCTGGGGCGAAGTACAGGAGTCTTCCATCGTTCTCCGTCACCTTACGGATAAACGACTGCTTCAAGCAATGCCTGTTTCCGTTCGTATCTGGCCCAGAGGCGTCGAGCTGGTATGCGACATCCTCGTTGGCGTTGCCGTGACCCGTGTAAATCAGAACCTCGTCCAGTGTGTTCTTCACGTCTTCATTGGACTGCTGATAACGTATCACGCAGTCGATGTGGTATAGGCCTGGTTTCAGATAAATGTATGCAGGTACAGCTCCGTCAGGATACGGGGCCGTTTCGATGTGGTCGATGAAGTCGCCGTCGTAATCGACACTCTGCCTAGGGATGCCTAGCGTGTGACCAGCGTTGTCTCCTGGGAAATGCGTGTATGTCGGGCCATACATGCCCATCCAATGCTGCATGCTTCCAACTTCGCCGCCACTTCCAGAACCACCAGAACCTGGCTGTACGTTGTAGCGGCTCATCAACAGGGAGCCGAAACGGTTGTATGCATAAACGTCATAGGACTGACCGTCTTCGGCCAGAACGATGTTGGAACCAAGCGAGTCAAGAGGAATCTTGAACGGATGAAGAGTTCCATTAAAGTCAGAAGCGCAGTAATACTTCGTGCGGGTTCCGTGGATATAGACTTCAAGCCATCCGTCAGTGGCAGGCTTGCCCGCAGAGTTTTCAATCTGGAACACGGGGTCCAGCAAGTAATTGAGAGCCATAAAAACCTTTCCTCCAAAGCGTAGCAGATGGCCTTTAAAAAACGTATTTTTATTGTATACTATAATAAGTAGAGGCGGGCTGGCCTTATAAACTATAAGCGTCAACAAGTCTCAGGAGACCCAATGGAACTTTTGAAATGGAAACCAGTTAAACGCAAACGCACAAACAAGCTCAAATATAACGACCCGGAATACGTCAGGGGCTACGACCTTGACATGGAAGACTTCACGGCACTCGTGGTGAAGTACAACGACAAGACGCTGAACTACATCGAGGAATGCAGGCTAGGCGACTACGTGATGACAATGATGAACATTGTCCTTGAAAACCCAAAGATAAACCCCAGCACAAAGGACGAGCTAGGCCCCATCACTGACGACATGTTCATGTCCGGGTGGAACTCGCTCCACTACATAAAGGACGGCAAGAAGCCGTACAGCTATATCTACCGCTGCATGTACACGGCTGCCTGCAAGTACTACACGAACCTCATCAAGGAACGCAACAAGAAGGAAGCGATTGACGAGTGGGTGACCGAGGCATACATAGAATACAGGGAATCAATCAGGAGCGGAAAGGTCGGGGAAGACGAAGAAACCCCAGACGCCGAAGCATCTGGGGTTGAGGATTAGGTGACGGTCAACTAGCCGTCACTGGCTGTTTTCTTACTGTACAACCTTTACCTTGTTCGTGTCAGCGTCCTTGACGAGCACGAGGGCTACGCCACGAGGTTCCACAATGCCTGCCATGACCGTAGAGGTCCAGCGGGTAACGTTGGAGCCCTTGATGGTGTCAATGGCCCTGTTCTGGAACACGACAACGCCTTCATTGTCTGCCCTTTCGGTGTCAGCGTTGGAAGCGTCGATTTCGTCCAACATTTCGAACTCTTCCGTGCCATCGAGTCTCACAATACCAGTAAAGTACTTACCAGCTTCGAGGCCCTGAACAGCGCCAGTTCTGGATGCGACAGTGTTGAACTTCGTGATAGCTGCAGACTTCGTTGCGCCGAATGCCTTGCCGTCGGAATCGCAGATGACCTTGTTGCCTTCGCCAGTCCAGTCTTCGGCAGAGAGGGCCTTCACGACCATCACGCCGTTTTCCGTTCCGTCTTCCACTGCAATGAATGCACGGAGGGAAGCAGTGCGGTCACCGACCAAGTCAGCGGCGTATGCACCGTCAATCCAAACAACGGAACCCTTCGGGAACTTCTGGGACATGCCAGCGAACGTGAGGGTTGCCAAGCCATCTTCGAGGCCAGATTCTGCATAGGTCACGCCAGTGATGTTGGCGTAGTCGCCTGCGAGAGCGGAACTGATGATGACGAGCGGGAGGAACTGGTTAGTACGAACTTCCGTTTCGCCAATCTTGCCGATGAGGCCCTTGGAGAAAATCGGGTCGGCAGAAGTCGGCTTGAATGCATCACCCGTGTTGCTCAACTTGGAGTTAATCATCGGATGGATGAACATGTACTGGCTTTCATCGCTGATGGAAGTGAGTGTGTTCGTTGCGTCCGTAAGCGGGCCATAGCCGATGCCTGCGAATGCAAGGTTCTGGTTACCGAAGTCACCATCATAAGTGGTAACAACTTCGCCGTCAACAATCTTGCCCTTGAAGCCGTTGATGGTATCGTTAACGACACCGTTGATGAGCTTCTTGCCCTGCGGGATAGCCACTTCCTTATCCCAGTTCACGTCAGTGACCTTTTCGATAAGGTTGGTAGCAATCATAACGTTGCCGACGTTGAGGGTCTTGCTGACCTTCTTTTCAACGAGGCTGGACGGGCCCTTGCCAGAAAGGTCGATACCACGCTGGTATTCACCTGCGTCACGGATGACGAACTCGAACGTCTTTCCGTTTCTCTTGTTCTTAAGCTGGTCCTTGAAATACTTCTTGGAACCGACAGTGAGGTAGCCAGCAGATTCAGCCGCACGGAGGGCTACGAGCTCGGTCTTGCGGGAGGTTTTAAATTCGTTTGCCATAATGCAACTCCATTATTAAAGTTAGCCATGTTTGTGCTTCAACAGGTAATCATTCCAATAGTTCCTGTCATGCACTGGTTCAGTTGGTTTCGCCTGTGCCGTCACCTGCTTGCCAATGACTGGAATAGCGGTTTTCGGTTGAGGCTGTTCTTGCTCAGGTTGTTTAACGTCCTCTTTCTTTTCCTCGGTCTTGCCAGAGAGCAATTCCTTCGTGAAGACGTGCAAGTTGTGGCGAAGTTCATACGGGTCCTTGTCACGGAATACGTAGGCAAGAGACTTGTTGTTCGTCATCAGCTCACGGAGAACAATCGGATACTTTTCCACGCCGTTAAGGTAGTCAAGTACAACGCCATACGGGTCATGCTCTTTCAATGCTTCGTAGAATTCACGGCCTCTTGTGCTGATGAGTTCTTCATATTCAGCTCGGTCGTTTTCATCTGGGAAGCAAAGACTTACCTTTCTTTCGGTTTCCTTCGCATTTTCCTCGGCCTCTGACTGCTCGATAAACCTTTTCTGTCTTTCAATCTCGTCTCTCTTATGTTGTTCGTCAAGACGGTAAGACGTGTAGGCTTCTACGTCATTGTTAAAGTCTTCGGGTTTGAGGCCCTTGACCTTGGCCAGTTCCGCTTCGAGTTCCTTGACCTTTGCCTGTGCTTCCTGACGCTTGCGCTTCTCGATAGCAAAGGAATGGGCGATTCGCTCATCACGGGTGTATTTCTTTGAAGGGGGAAGACGTTTTTCTTTCTTGTCCTCTGACGGGGTTTCTTCCTTCGGCTTGTCCTCGGCAGGCTTCTCTTCCTTGGGCTTGTCTTCCTTGGGCTCTTCGGCTTTGGGCTTGTCGTCCTTCTGCTCTTCGGCCTTCGGCTGTTCTTGCTTCGGTTCTTCCTGCTTCGGGGCTTCTTCGGCTCCCGTTGTAGACGGTTTCTCGACGGACGGTTCCTCGGGCTTCGGAGTTTCCCTGGCCATCTTCTCATCGACCATCTTTTGTGCCTGTTCAGTACTAATCATAGGTTGGCATCCTTCATATAATGGCTTAGTTGATTTCCGAAAGAGTACGTGCCATTTACGCACTCCATACTAAAATAAGTAGTCTACAGTCTTACAGATACTTTGTTGCCAGAGCTTTTAAGCATCTTGTCACTAAATGTCCTAAGCTGCGCTGGCGTAGATTTCTTGCCGCCCTTGAACTGGTAGTAGACTCCACCCGTCTTCGAATTGGTCATTCTCCTTGCTCCGTTCTGGGCTCCCCATGAGTTCAGATAGTGTCTTCCGATGGAATCAGCAGTCAGCAATTCTTCCACTCTCTTTGCAGTTTCAGCAGTCGTTCCTGCACACGGATAGAAATATGCCTTCTCTGGCTTGCTCCTGAAAAACAGGAACACGCCGCCAGCACTCGGGATTGCCTTCTCGAAGCAAGTGGAGCTCAGGTGAAGCGGTTTCCTAGGCTCCGTATCTTCGTTCCAGTATTCAGGGTGCTTGTCCTTGTCACGCAATTCGGCAGAGGCAGCCCTGCGAGCCGCAAGGCTGTTCTTGTAGATTGTGCCGACAAGCGACTGGTACTTTGCAAAAACCTTGTCACGCATCGCCTCGGTCTGCCTCTGGGCAGCCCTGCGATTGCGAATGGTCGATGCGTTCATCCCCGGCTTGTCAGCCTGTTGTATGTTAAATCGAATGGCCATGATTAGCCTCCGTATGCTGCATCCACTCCGTCACTGACTCCCTGCTGGTAGCCAGACTCTTCCGCCTTGTTCAACGCATCTTGCGTCTTCTGGGCTTCGAGCATTACCTTGTCTGTATCGTTCTGTGCCTGTGCCTGGTTCTTCTCGGCCTCTACCATCAGCTTCTGCGTTGCAAGCTGCAGGTTGGCTCCGTTCACCTCGCCGTTCTGCTGGAGCTTGGCCGTTTCAAGGGCCATCTTGTCCTGCTCGGCAATGGCAAACTTCTGCCAATCAAGGATACGTTGTTCACGGTTCTCCATCATGCTGATTTCGGCAGTGTCGAGCTGTTTCTGCAATTCGCCGTTGGCCTGAATCTGGCCGTCAAGCTGGAACTGCAATTCCTCGATGATTGCCTTCATCTGTTCGAGCTGGTGGACGGCAAGCGGGTCCATGTCCGCATTCTCGATGAACTGGACATCCTTCGGCAGGTTGGCCACGATGTTGCGGCTCAAATCCTTGCCCACGTCGTCTTCCAACGTATCTGCAAAGAACTTGGCGATGATAGGCTTCAATTCGTCCGGGCAGACGCTGGCAAGCGCTGTCAATTCCTGACGTGCCTTCATCTGCCTCGTAATGACGCTCGGGCCGTTCTCCAAGGTGAAACGCAGGTCTTCACCGCCGTTCAAAAGTTCGATGAAGATTCTGGACAGGAGGTTGCATGCGGCAAAGGCATTGTTGTAATAGCTTGCCGTGTTGGCTTCCTTGCTCGTCTGCTGACGGAGAATTTCCGTTGCCGTGCGTTCAGGGGTTCCCTGCGGAATGCCCGTGAGCGGCACACCAACAACGTCTTCCATAAGGGTACGGGTGGTCGTAATGACGGACTGCAGGTCACCAGTCTGGAACTGCTCAATCAAGGGCTTCGGTTCATGCTCGCCATTCCACGTGACCACACAGGCGTCGTCATTGTCGGCATTCTGGTAGCTGCGTTCACAGCCGTCAAGTGCGCTTACGTGAATCATGTAGTTGGCCTTGACGCTCCTTCCGCAACGCTCGATAAGCGTAGAGTAGGCAGTGTTGGCGCCAAGTTCCAAGTTCAGAGTCTGCTGGATAATGCCGTTGTAGTTGATGTCGTTCTGCTTGTCATAGATTTCGTTTCCGGCCAAGCGAACGATAGGTATGTACTTTATCGGCAATACGGCTTCCTGAACAACCTTGTCGCCACAAATCTTGTAGAAGTGGACACCGTCGTTTTCCTTGACATAATATGACACGACTGGAATCTGGTCGCTCGGGCAGCTCCATTGTTCGGAAGTGCCGAAGTTGAGTGCCGCAGCGCTCCTAGGATAGTCGAAGGGGGCCACGTCGTCTCCATATACCCGTCTTGCCTTCTTCAAGGAAATGTAGTTGACCACGGCGCCTTCCTCGGCATCCTCACCGTTCACGGTGACGATGCTCGGGTCAAGGGCCACGGACTGCAAGTGCTTCACGCTTTCAAGGATAATCCTCGGCTCGCCCGTCATCTGGTCGATGTCGGTGGAAACCACAAGGAAGCCATAGCCAGTAAGCACGGCCTTGCGGAATCCGTCGAGCAATGCCGTCTTGACATCGTTCTCGGCTTCAAGCTGGTCGATTGCGTCCTGCAATTCCTCGTATCCGTCTTCCTTGTTCTTCAACTCCGTATGCCACGGAGAGGCTGACATGGGCGATGCGATGGCGTTGCAGATGACGTTCCAGTTGTTAAGGGAAAGGCATGCACGCTTCTTTCCCGGTCGATAGAGCTTCCTGAAATCGTCATCCCAGAACTCGCCAGAATACCTGCGCAAGTCCTTGGTTGCACGGTTGAGTGTTGATGCGAACCTCTTGCTACTACGGCTGAGGAAGTCGCTGCATTGATTGATGATGTCTAGTGAATCTTTTTCCATGTTTAATCCTCAGTAATAATAAGTAGCTACGAAAGGTGGTATCTGTAACGGCACTGGGCGGCGAAGCCGAACTTGCTCGGCTCGTCATATGCCGCATACAGCACTTGGTCTAGCGAAGAGTGCCAATCGTCGATGTCGTCGTTGTCGCAATACCTGATGCCCGAATAGTGGAACTTGATTGGCCTGAACGAGTTGGCGTAGGCCACTGTCGTATCGCTCGTCACGCTTGCGTTCAACAGGACGCTCTCGATGTGGAACGTGTTCGTATAGAACGGCCAATCGGAAAATCCGTCTGGTCTAATGAAGCACGTAATGTCTGCCTCGATGATGACGCTCTGCACCCTCTTCAAGTAAGGAAGACGGAACAGGTTGCCAATGGGCAGGGCCACTTCATGGAAGTTCACAATCCAGTAGTCGTCCCAAGAAACGTCACGGGACGGCGTTGTTCTTCCGTCATGCACGACCCATACGCCAGTGGTGTCTGTGGTGCCGTCCACGTTGGCACAGTACCTGCCATAGTCCGTATACGGTTCGTTTCCGTAAGGACGCAGCTGTGAGTAGGGCATCGTCAGGATGATGTCCTCGTTCTCCACAGGGCAGCCACCGTAGTTGTTCTTGTACTCGAACTTACGGCTTACTGCACCGTCGTATGTAATGCCCTGCCACCTGCTGTCGTCCACGAAGTTGTGGTCGGAGAAGTTGCCTTCCCAGTGACCCATCGGGCTCACAGGGGAGCTTTCATAGTTGACACCAGTCTGCGGAGACAGGTAGAGCTTTGCCGTGCCCGTCACGGTATTCTTTGCGAACAGGCCACGGTAAACATAGCCTGGGTAGTCCGTTCCGCCAATTGACAGCGTGATGTACTCTGGGAACTGGTAGATGTCCGCATTCACTTCGCATCCGATGTACTCGAAGTCAGTGAAGTTGTCCTGACGGGTGTTGATGCGGCAATGGCGATACTTCGGGTAGACACCTGGAGTATAGAAGTTAGCCTGCACGTCTACGTTGTCCAAAAGCAGAGAGCTTAGAATCTGTATGTGGTATCTGCTGTCCATCGTGACTGAACCACGCCTCCACTGTACCATGTCCAGCACTACGCTGTCCGTATTGGTGAAGCTAAGCCAGCAGTCGATGATGTTGAGGCTGTATGCACTGCCAGTCAGCAATACCGTGCCGCTGATGTTGTGCAGCTCGGCATTGCCAGAAATTGTCACGTTAGTGAACGCACCGTTCTCGGCGATGCAGTTGGCCAGCAATGTCTGGTTGGAGACAGTCTGTTCGCCAAGGTCGCCATAGTTGGCCTCGTTCTGCTTGTTCTTCAAGATGATATACGTGTTGGCGTCCTTGCAGTTCTGCAACAGAATCTGGCAACCGTATAGCTGCAAGTTGGACCAGTCGTAGTCATCGGCGAACCAGTCAGTCTTGATGGTCAGGTTCTGCAAGACAATCCTGCGTGTAATCTTCTCGTTGCACACAACGTCACAGTCGGTCAGCTGCGATTCTGTGGCAGGCGATGTTTCAATCTCGACAGTGATGCCATCGAGGTTCACGGGCGCCCAGTCGGAGTCGATGATGTAGTTGACCGTGTTGCTGCCATAGCTGCCAAAGTGCCAGCTGTGACGCACGGACTTGGAGTTCACCTGAGTGTTGGCATTGACAAAGTAAGGATTGCCTCCCCACTCGCCAGAGAACCTGTTGCCGCTTCCCTTGTCCACAAACTTCGTATCGTTGGAAACGTCGATTGTGTTGCGGCTGTTGTATGCAACGCTCGTATAAATGAAGTACGGATAGGACTGGGAACCGTTGAAGTATGGCTTGATGGAATGGGTATTGCAGTAGCTGATGAGCTGGCCAATCCTTGTGGACTGGTTCACCTCGGAGTCAACGGAGTCCTGCGGGAACACACCGAAGTGCCTTGAATCGCAGTGCTCTGTTGGCTGCACTAGAATCCATCTTCCAGTCAGTACACCGTCTGGCTGAATCACTGAACCGTTGTCGTCAGCAAGAGTGGACTCGCCATCCCATACGTAGGTGACGGGCTCGCAGTCGCCGCATTCGTAGTAGCCGTTCAAGGTTATTACTTTGTATCCATCCACCTCTGGCACCTCTTCGACCACGAGCGAACGGAGCGAATCCATTGTGGAAACGCCTGTCGCAGCCGTGCCTTCGATGCTCCTTGTGTCGATGGACATGCTTTCGACCGTGTACTGCAAAGACCACTTGCTTTCGTCACTTGTGTCGATACCAGCGGCCTCTTCCTCCGCAAGCGTACCAGTGCCCACATACTTGTATATGTAAGCAATGACTTCGGAATCCACGAACACCTGATTCTTCGTGCGTCCGAGAATGTCAGTCACCTGAGGGTTGGCAAGGGCAACCATGTCGCCGTCATAGATGTTGGCGACAGTAGTGCCGTCCTTTATCATGAATTGCAGACAGCCGCAAAGGACATTGCCTTCACGGTCGTAGTATCTGTCTCTGTTGTCAAAGTTACGGAATGACATTATTCTTCTCCTTTAAGCGCCTTCTCGATTGCGTTCTTTTTATCCTTTGGCAGGCTCTTGTACCATTCGGTGCTCTTGAACGATTCAAGTTTTTCCTTGCGGTTCCTGAACTTTATGTTGGGCTCAATCCTAGTTCCATAGTTGCCAAGAATTGCACCTATGCCATAGCCTAGCGACTTTGTTCTTGACTTGTCACTTGCAATTCCTTCTGCCGCTGCCTTCTCTGGGAATGTTTCCTTCAAGAGCTTCCTTGCGCCTGCATATTGCTCGGCTGTGGATACATCCATCTGTCCAGTAGGAGTAAGGATGTTCGGCTTTACTGGCTTGTCATAATACTTTGTAAGCACACCTTCGATTTGCTTTTCCGCATTAGGCTTCCTTGTCCTGCGAATACCAAATATCTTTTCGGCAGAGGCATACCTTCCTTTTTCTGGATTGCCTCCTAGGATGTCTTCGACATACGGATATGCAGACCTGTCATTGCCAAAGAACGTTGCATTGGCCTTCTTGTAGTTCTCTTCTGCGGCAACAGCAGCTTCTAACTCATCCCGTGCCTTGTCGGCCCTTCTTCCATGTTGCTTAATCAGGTCATTACGAAGGTATTCTGGAATTTTTCCCTTGCTGTCTATAACCTGTTCAAGAGACTGCTTTGCATTGATTAACTTAACCTGAGCCTCACCTACGGCATTGGCAAGCTTTGCCTCGTCATCAGCACTACGGAAGCCAAGGGCCATGAGCTTCTGCTTGGCCTCATCACGGAGCAATGCGTCATCTATGGCCTTCATACCGCCACGTACTTTTCTCAACCCGCCACTGCTAACGTCGGTCTTCGTTCCTTTATCCGAAGCAGCCCTGACATTCATAAGCAAGTCTTTCAGTTCATTGCGTTCAACATTGAGCGGGTTTTCTGCTCCCTTTGCTCCTTGCATCAGACCCTTGACAAAAGGTGAAGCAAGTGTAGTCTTGCCTTTCTTTGCATACATGCGAAGTCCAGCGACAGCAGCAGGAACCGTTGCCGCAGTGATTCCAGCAGTGGCAATGTCACCGCCATTGAACTCCCTGCCTTCCGCAACGTCAACGCCTTGCCTTACAGTTTCAAGACCAGCATCGGCAAGGCCAGTGTAGATGGGGTTCAACATCTTCGTAGTGCCTGGATTTTTCAAGGCCCACCAGCCAGCCTTTCCACCAGCGGTGACACCCTTGCTTACTCCAAGTCCGCCTGGAACCAATCCCATGGCCGTGCCAATGGCAGCATCGGTCACACCTGCCCTGTACATCTTGCCATCATCGAACTCGCCTGTCAAAGACTGCTTTACCGCTTCATCTGTAAGGGACGGGTATGCCAACATGGCAAGCTTCTCGAAAGGAGCTGCATTCTCATACTCTTCCTCTACAATCTTTCCACGGTTGTAGTTTATGTCATGTTCTGACAGTTTGTCAAAGAACTGCTTTACGTCGTTCCTGTTCTTCGGATTGAAACCAAGGCCCTTCATGGCCTTGCCAATCTGTTCCTGGTCCATGTGATACCAGTCCTTGGCGCCCTCTTCGGTCGGAGCAATCAAGTCCTTGTATGCCGAGAACTCCATCTTCTTTTTCAGGTTGGCTGGGTTCTTCTCATCAATCAAGGTGTTCGCCACGTCCTCTATCTTCATCTTGTCGAGGGCCATGGATTCCTGGTCGTTCCACTTGTCTTCTGGATATGCTTTCAGAAGCCTTTCGTAATACTTGTTGGTAAGGCCCTCCACGATGGATTCCTTGTCCTTGCCGAGCTTCCTGAAATCACCCTGAGAGAGGCCAAGGCTTCCTGTTCCTTGGCCACTTGCGAACATACTGTACGCATGGCCCGCAATCTTGTAGGCCTTCATGCGAAGCTTGTTTTCTCTTGCAGTACCCATTATAACCTCTCATCGTTAGTACAAGGGAATAGTACGATATACCCTACTGCCAATCTTGAGTTCGTATACTCCCTTGTCTGGGTTTTCAACAACATCGAACTCGTAATTGCTTCCGTTGGCACTGCCACTGACCTTTCCTGTCGTGGTAGTCTTGACAGCCGTTGCAGATATGCCATTGGCTGCTGCTATCCTGTTCCTCCTTTCGCCAGCAGCATCCCTGAACCCTTTCTTCTTGTTTTCAATTTCGGACTGGAACTTATCCCAACCCTCTGCCTTGCTGTAATCTTCTGGCGCCTCGTTCTCGGCCAGCAGGTCAACAACCTTGCCTTCCGTATTGATGTTCTTGTTGGCAAGCTTTGCCAGAACATCGTCCATGTACTTCTTTGCACGGTCATTGAAGTTCGCCTTTTTGAGGGCATCAATCTTGCTCTGGTTATCCCAGTAGGTTTCCTCGTATCCAGTGTATGGCATGTCGTTTGCCTTGTCAAAGAACTGCTCTTCGTTGAGGGCCCTGTAAGTGTCAAGGTCGGCATCGGGAACCCTGTCCTTCGTCAAGTAGTAAGAAAGCTTTGCCTTGTTGGATTCTCTGGAAGTCTGGGCTTTCCTTGCTTCCTCATCCTTTGCCTGTTCGGCAGCAATGACGGACGGGTCAACCTTTGGCATCCATCCCTTCTTGGTTCCGAAATCCTCGTAATACTTTACGTTTGTCGCAGCATCACGCTTGTCTTTTTCAGACGAAGATTTGTTTGCCATTATTTCACGCTGAGCAGATTTGGCAATGGCATAGTCCTTCTGCCACTGATAGCGATTCTCCTCGTCAGCCTGCTCCTTTCCAGCCTTTGCCATCTTCTCGGCACTTTCCCTGCTTAACCTGTTCTGGATTGCCGCATTCACTGCGTTCTGGTAGTTGTCGAGGCCACTGCGGTCACCGTCAACGATGTAGTCGAAACGGGCAGCCCTGTACTCTGGGCTGTTCCTTTGCGGTGTTCCCTCATTGCGTGCTGCGATACGCTGCTGTACTGCGGCGATATCTGCGTCGATTTCTGCTATGCTTCTCATTAGTACAACCCCCTCTTCCTCAATACTTCGGTGTAGTTAGGAACAACGTAAGACGATGCAGGAGTGTAGCCCTGCATAGCCTGTGCATAGGTGTTAGAAACGCTAGGCCCATTGATGGTGCTCGGCATCATCAAGCTTGCCCTTTCGTCTCGCAGTTCTTGGTCATTCTCCTGCTGTGCTTGGATAACCTCTTCCCTTTCCTTCTGCAAAGCTGCTAGCTTGGCCTCGTCGTCTCCCCACGTTTCGTATGTGCGGCCAAGCGCCTTGGCGAAGTTGCCGATGGCCTGTGCATTCTGGTTCCTGCGTTGAGCTTCACGGTCAATGTATGCCTGACGCCTAGCCAATGCAGCTTCGATTGCAGGCGCCAGCTGCTGTGCCAAATTGTCTCTTTGATAAATTCCAGCCATGATTTACCTCACGGGATAAATAAGTATTAGTACAAGCCTGCCATGGCCTGTGCATAGGTGGCGTTCGTTGCAATCTTATCTTGCTGTGCTTTCAGCCTGTCGGACTGTGCAGAATCCATAGCTGCATAGTAGTCGTTGGCAAGGTTACCTTGCAACGTAAGCTTCGTGTTGGTGGCCTCACGCAACTGGTTCAGCTTGTTCTGCATGGCTGCCGAATAGTCGCTGTACTTCTTGTAGGCGAAGTCACGGTCGTCACGATAGTCTTCCTGTGCAGTCTTGTAGAGTTCCAAGTCCTTGTCAGCAACGGCCTGTGCGATGGCTTCGGCAGCACCAGAGCCACGGCCCAAGCCAGCCCCAGCAGCACTGTGCTGTACACCTGCAACCTCGTTTGCGATAATCTTGTCACGCATCGGGTTGATGAAGTCATTGGCCGTCTTGTTGTAGCTGAACTCAGTCGGGTTGTAGACAAAGTCTTCTGGGTTATATCCAGCGATTGCATCCTTGTAAGACAGGGCATCCTCTGCCTTGCCCAACGAACCACGGTTCTCGTAGTACTTGTCGATGTCTTGGAGAATCTTCGTGTACTCGGCATTAGATGCAGTTTGGTCGCCCGCCAACCTATTGAGAGCGTCCTTACGGGCCTCACGGTCAGCGGAAGAGTTGTACATGTTGCTGATGAGGCTAGCCGCAGCAATACCACCAGCGATAAGAGCAGGAATCATAGTTGCCTCCTAGTTGTCCTTGACCAGTTTAAGGGTTCCCTGTGCACACTCGCTGGCCCCGAGGTCAAGGTTTAATATTGAATTCGTTACGTTGATGACGTTCCCTTCGTTTGTCAGTAGGAAGCCGTCGTACACTTCTGGGAGCTGGTAGTTCGATACCTTGGCTCCCCTGTTGGCCACCACAAGCAGCAGGTTCTTGAATACGGTTACGCTGCCCCAGCCTTCGCCAAGGTAGCCGTACTTGCCTTTCAGCGCCTCGATGTTCGGGTTCTCCTGCGAGTATCTTATGAGTTTCATTTCGTTTGTCATAATCCCTCCTAGAACCAAGCCGCTGGTGACCATGCCACCTTCATGTTCTCTATGGCGAACGGAACTTCCTCGGTCGTGCTTATTTCAATCGTGAAGAACTTGCCATAGCCAAGATGCCACATCGTTGTCTGCCACTTATAGTCGCCAACCTTGCCTAGGAAGTAGTCCTCGTAGTCCGAGAAGTTGCCACCGTCCCAAGTGTAGCGCACGGACACCCTAGGGTTCAGCTCGCCGTCCACAGGCTGCGTCAATGCGCCGTCAATGAGGTTGGCAAAGCGTGTGCTGTGCTGTCCGTTGTTGCAGATAAGTTCAATGCTGTCGATGAAGAACGGCTGGTCGTTCGATGTCAGCACACCGCCCCTGCGTAGTTTCAGAATCTTGCGTCCGTCATGCTCGTGGAAAACGTGTTCGTCCATGTAGCACAAAGTATTGCCAGCAGCCACCATTGTTCTGTTGTATGCAAACGTAGCATGAGAATAACGCCAGAACGTTAGGTTGTTCGATGCGTCGTAGCTTGCACGCCTGTGCCACTTGTTCTCGGTCACGTCATACACGTATGTCATCTTGCTGTCCTCGAAGGTAAGCGAGTAGAACACATGACGATGTTCCTGCCAGATGCTCGAATAGGCGTTGTCTGGGTGTGTCATCTGGGCCAGTTCACGCTCCACGTCTCCCGTGGATACACGTGTCAACTGCGTATCGTTAATCATGAACACGGCGTTCTCACCAATGTCGGAAGAGCCCAGCCAGATTGTCGTGTGGCCAAGCATGCACAACGAATTGACGGCCTTTATGCCTATGTTTCCCGCAGCGTTGTCAGGTGAGCTGAACGGGTTGTTCTTGTCGTCGTTGAAGGAGAACACCTGCCAGCTCCTCGGGCCAAAGGTCATCAGCTTACTGCCATTGCTGCAGAGTGCAGACGTGATATCTTGGCACCACTCACTGAAAGTTATGAATCCAATGTTGTTCGTTGTAGACAAACGCCAGATGTCGTAATCAATCTCATTTGCATCAGTAAGCGTTTCAAACGGATACTGTATGCTCGTATAGAACGCATCGGTTCCATCGTCATTACATACAAGGTAACCATACAGGTAGGCCACGTGCGTCGGCTTGATGTGCTGAGAATCGTCAAGCGGCTTCAACGGCAACTCGATTGTACGGAAGTCAGTACGCTGCGATGCAATAGGAATTGTCGTATCGACCGCATACATGCTGAATCCGTCAACGATAACAAGGTGCGGGTGGGCTGAATTGTAGCCACCAGTTTCCACCATGCGGCATTCTGTGCTCGTGCTCTCGATAGTCGCAATGACATGCTTCGTTCCGTCCTTGTCGAACAGGTAAAGCTTATGGCCAAAGACACCGTACAAGGCAGGCTCGTTGCCAGTCTCGTCACGGCCTCTGGACACCCTGTATAGACCACGGCATACCCCGTCAAGTTCCTCTGCAAAGGAAACTTCTCCATCTACGGAGCGCATCAACAACTGGGTGCTGTGCTCGTTCAGGTCCTGCGTTTCAGGGTACATGTTTACACTATCGCCAAGGCCTACCTTGACGATATTGGAGCGGGACAATCCCCCAGCCACGTTCTGAACTAGAAGAACCCTGTTTCCCATTTAGAACCCCCACATTCTGCCGCCAACTACGCCCCAGTAAGAACTACGGTCATCGTAGCCGTCACCACGCAATACCTGCTTGGCATCGGCCTTTGGCGTCTTTACGTTGTTCAGCATTCCTTCCAGCTCGGTGGCCAAGCGTGCAACCTGTGCATCGTCCATCCTAGGATAGGCCACCGCCAACTTATACGTAAGGGCCACGGTGAGCAGCTCCGTATAAGCGTCGGGTATTCTCAAATCTGTATCCAAGTCAAACTCGATGGCCCTGTTGTAGTCAAGGCGGAGCTTTACGTTCTGCGCAACAAGATAGGGCTTGACCTCGATAATCCATTCTCCCTGCGACAAGTCGTTGAAAGTCCAAATCAAGTCAGTGTTGCAATATGAATCAAAGTCTGCATAAGGCTCGAAGTGCATTTCCAGCATTCCGCAAGGCTGACCCCTGTTGATTGCCAAGGTATTCAGCTTGGAAACTCCGTCAAGGTGAACATGGTATGCGTTTACGTAATTAAGAATCTGCTGATACCTCGGGTCAAACCCGTCCACTTCGATTGGTTCCCAGTGATATGCCCCCATAGTCTCCACGACTCCGTAGACCTGCTGTGGATTGGTTTTAATAACCGCCCAAGCATCGTTCTGCTTCTCTTCCACGGACGGGACATATCTGGTCATTTCCGCCATATCATTGAAGACGTAATTGTATTCACCGAGCATGGTATCGTGCTGTCCATAAATATGTATAACCTTCCTTGCCGGAAGGTCAAGCTTCTGCTGGGTGAACGAAAGGAAATTGTCATTGTTGTACTTGCTGACAATCCCTTTAAGCAAATTGAAAGAGCTCTGTACCAAGTCACCTGGAGCAGGTTGCCGCCTCGGCACGACATTTGCTCGGCTAAGAGCCTCTGTAATAATGGAGCGGACTTCCATGGATAAGCCCTCATGTTTGATTGTTAAACGTTTACATTTATAATAAGTAGTTACAGGCCCGCATAGTACCTGTCCAAGACGCTCCTTGCCTTCTCTGCGGAATACCCACCGTCTGGCTTTGCACCGCCATGGTTCTTCGCATAGACGGCCAGTGCGACGGCATCAGCCAAGTCAGGGGAGTGCCCCAGAATCTTCTTTGCGAGTTCCTTCGGCAACAGCGAACGCTGGCCCCTCTTGTTGATTTCCACCTGCATGGCAAGGATTTCATTCTTCACCTCGTCGCAGACCCAGAAGCCATTCCTGATTTCCTTTGCCAGCTCCAAGTACATTTCCGTCCTTGCATTGGGGTAGTCGTTCTCGTTATAGGCCTTCTGGGCAAAGTTGATGGAAGTCATCTTCATGTCCTTCGTCTCGGCAAGGTCCATGGCCCCCTGACCATAGCCGCCAGTGCCGTCGCCATAGGCGCCTATGGGCTTGAAGCTCCGCCACAGTTCGGCAATCTGCTCCACCTTCTGGTTCGTGTTCAGGTCAGGCGCCTTCTTCCAGTCAATCATGCCCGTCTCGTCGATGATTACAGCCGTGTTCTCGTCAGCGCCAAGGCCAGCGAAGTCGGCCCCAAGCCAATACCCCTTGCGGTGCGGATTCACCAGCTTGGCCGCAATGAAGTCGGAACGCATTACAATCTGGGATGCGATGTCGAAGTCGAAGATTTCGCCAAGCACCTGCTGACGGTATATGTTCGACCCCTCGATATAACGGTCTTTCAGGCCCTGCTTGAACTTCTCGGAAGTGAACGGGTTGTCCAGTGCAGTCGCATGGATTACTGAATCGGGGTGGTTCTTGCACAGGGAGCTGAACCAGTTCTCTGCGGACATGGACTGCGGGGAACTGATTAGCCTAGTCATCGGCTCGTATCGGCCACCACGCATACGGTCAGAAGCATACTGGTATGCCTCTTCCACGATGTAGGCGCTCTCGTCCATCGCAAGGATATCTATTTCGGAAAGGCCGAGCATGCCGCTCGGGTTTTCACTTGAATACCCGAACATCACCGAGCCGTTCGAAAGCATGAACTCCTGGTCGGACTTGTTGTACTCGTAGCCCAGCTTGAACATTCCGCACACGGCCTGCATTTCACGGATAAGAACACGCTTCAAAGCCTTGTGGGTCTGTGCGATGCCTATGCAACGGCAAGAGGGTTTCTTGGCCATCTGCATTATCAGCCAGATAGCCAATGCCCTGGACTTGCCTGCTGAAATGCCAGTACATGCAATCCTGAGGTCGTCATTGAAACCGTCAAGGATAAACTTGCGCTGCCACTCGGACAGCTGCAACTTAATTGCCGCCGACGATTTCGAATTCGAGCTTGATTTCCTTGCTGCCATTCTTTGCCTCCGTCGGTTCTGCCGAAGTAGAGGCCTTCACACTCAATCCCTTGTTCTTCTGGGCCCACCTTTCGCTATCCCTGCGTTCAAGAATCTGCAGGTATCTGAGGGCCCTCTTGTTGTCAGGGTTAAGCAACAGTTCCTTTGTCAGAAGCTGTCGCAACAGGAGCACTTTCTCCTCATAGTAGACAGCAGGAACCTTGTCGATGATAGTTCCTGCGGGAGCCCAGTGGAAAGCCACCTTGGCCCAATCAGAAACATTGTCGCATGACAGAAGTGCAATGGTCAACTCTACGTTCGACTGGGGACAAACTAGACGATTAGCGCCTTCCGTGATAGTAGTGGAAAGCGTGACGTGCTTATAATTCATTTCAAGCCAACTCGTTAGAGTCGAGCCTGGATGTTCGGTGGCGAGTTGTGCCGCCTTCTTTTTTCCCAATCTTTTCATACTATAAATAAGTAGAGCCGCCCATCGTGGGCGGCCTTGCTTACCGAGCCTTGCGCTGTCTTGCGTACATCGTATCGAAAGGGTTTCCGTTCGGATTCTTTCGGGGGATTTCCTCGACAACCCTTGGTGGGTCATCAGTAACCTGCATTGCCGACTCGGGCGCCTTGTCAATCTGGTCAGGCGGAGTCTGCAAGTCCAAAGGGTCGGTTTTCTTTACTGTCTTTTTCTTGGTCGGTTGCTTAATCATGGCTTTCTCCTTGTGGAATTTTGCCTGCTGCGGCATCTAACTCACAGCACACACATTTCTGAGATGTTATTGACGACTTGTCGAGATAATATAACCCTACGCAAAGAATAAGGGCTAGCATAATTACGATACCCCAAAGAGCTGCTGCAATCGATTCATTGGATTCCGTTTTCATCGTCGTCCTCCACATATGCAGTAACCGAAATGACTTTCTTAAATTCCAGCTCATTTCCCGCCTGCCGTATTAGCTTTAATACAGTCGGCTGGACAAGGTGAGTATGAAGTTCATCCAAGTCCTTGGTCGCAAAATTCATTTCTCCGATTTGGATGTTGTAGACGTGATTTTCTCCATTCTTAGTCTTTACCGTCATGACTACCTTAAACGGACCATCTATATCGCATTGCTTTTTGTTCAGGTATTCCGTCATTGCTTCTGCGGGAGCCTCGCAATAGTAAGTCGTGGTAAGCTCCTGCCCTTCAAGAGGAACTCTAGTACACCAAGACTTATAGCCTTCATGATGCTTGGGATTCTCCGCAACCAGCAAATTAGGGGCCCACCAAAAAGCCTTATCTACTGTAATTTCTGATGATTTCATAACTACTCCTATCTGGAAAGAAAGCCCACGGGTTCCCCCGTGGGCCCTTGATGAGTTAGCTTGACTTTTTAGAGTAACAACCCGCATGGGCCTAGTTTATCCTTTTTTTCCTTCCATGCAAGTTGTTGACCCTAGTGGACAGATGGGTGAAACTGATAGCACACATTTGTTGAAGAAAACCCCATCTGCCCGCTAGGGCCCAGCCCGAAGGCTGAACCCACAACAGGTAGGTTAACATGAACAATAAGTAGCCTGTCTATTTTAAGCCAGTCAGGCAAGTTGGCTGTTAGGTGTGATGGCAGGGTTCGAACCTACAACATCGGGATTACAAATCCTAAGTAACCCGCCCTGTCGCAACCATTTCAGGAGAAAAGGCGGACGGGTAACATTCCGTGCTCTACCAGTTGAGCTACATCACACTTTTAATAACTAGAACGGGAGGTCCGAGTCTTCGAAGCTAGTAGCACTCGTTGCTGCAGCCTGTTCCATCAATTGCTTCTTGGCAGTGGAGCCCTTCGGCAATGCCGGGGGAGCAGTCTTTGCCTTCTGCTGTTCTTCGGCAGGTTCGGAAGACTCTTCCTTTGCACGGATGCCGATGCCATCAGCCAACTTATAGTCAAGGGCTTCTGAAAGCATCCATTCAGGAATATCGTCGATACCGACTTCCTTTGCAGTCTTTGAAGCAGGAGAGATGCTTACGATGTCATTGAAGGTCTTTCCTTTCTTGGAAGTGACCTGATTGACCATAAGGCGACCCTTCTTGCCGATGAACTTGCTGACATCGAAATGGGCACCGTTTTCGTCAGTGACGAGAAGTCCGCCCTTTTTCAGGATATCAACGATGGTCGGCCAATCCGTCTTGTTGAACCACTTGGAAATTTCCTTGCGGAACACCGAGCGTTCATCAGCACAAATCTTCCAGCGCTTGCCGAGAAGACTATGCACGAGGCCTTCGCTGTCTGCGAGCTGCCAAATGAGCTGGATTTTCGGGCCATGGTCATCGCCTTCGAACACATGGGGCTTGATGACATAGCCACGGACGACTGCATCATAGACTCCTTCTTCGAGCAGGAACTTGGATGTGGTTTCCCCGCTTTCGAATGCTGCGAGTTCTTCTTCATTGAGGTCTAGTCCGAGATTGATTTCGTTACTCATATTATTACTCCTATTGAGATTGTTAGCACCAGCACGGTGGATTTCTGTGACGGGCCGTGCCCCTTTCAAGTCTGTACCTATAGTTTAGCATTTTTATCTTCGACTGTCAAGAGTTTTTTATAAAAAAGCATGTTATTTTTTCTTTACATTAGTCTTGCAGCCATTCGCATGAATTCGTCTATGAAATCTGCCTCTACAGATTGAGCCAACCTTTCCACGCACATGAAGTCAAGTCCATGCCTTTTCAGGTAGGTAAGGATTTCGAACGATGTCCTGTTGCGTTCACCCTCGTGCATTTCACCGAGAGCCTTTTCGGCCCATCGGAGCATCCTTTCTTCCTCTTCCTTTTCTGTGACAGGATTGCCGTATTTCTTGTTGAACTCGGCGGCGGCATGCTGGAAGTCGATTTCATTGTGGCCCCGTTCACGCTCGGCTTCAACCTTGTTCCAGTCAATTGAATATTTTGTCCCCTTGTTGTAGGCCCAACGATACGGCGACTTGGGTTCCCTTATGATGGGAATGAGCTGACAGTGGCCACGGTCGAAACAGGAAGGGTCGCATCCCCATTCGTTGACCATCGCCTTTTTGAAGTAGTAGTCCTGCAAGTCACAGTCCAACGGCTTGTCGAGCGGAAGGATTACACGGAAGCGGTCATGGTCTCCCTTGTAGGTATGGCTATGGCTCGTGTACAACGCATAGGACAGGCCCTTGTGGTCTGCTATCCATTCATCGACAGAGCACGAGGAATCATAGTCTATCTGCAAGAAGTAAAGGCTTGCAAGGTTTGCCCCGATATACTGGGCCTGCATAGTCACTGGATTGAGCACAGGATTGGCCACAAGCGTTCCGTAGATGCCAAGGGGAGCCTCTTCCTTGTTAGGGCATACAAATGGCTTCTTGATGAGTTCAAGCCACTTCTCTGCCGTAGGGCGCCAGTGCCAGAGGCTTTTATCATAGAAGTGTTTTCTGATGAGGATATCCATGTTGCCTCCTAGAATAGCACAGACGTATCGCTGCTTTCAATAGTTGAGTCTTTCATCATCCGTTCAGAAACGGGAGCATCGTCGGTGTCAAAATCTACATAAATCTTCCCGTTCGGACCAGTGCAGTCAGGAAGGATATGCTGGACATCACGGGCGAAGTATTGCAGTGCCTTGCCCTTGTTTCCAGTTTCCTTGCACCAGTTCGAGTAGAAACGGAAAGCACTTTCGAGCTTTGTCTTGCCGATACGCAGATTGACTGCATCGGCCCACATCTTCGTCGTAGTCTTCGTCGGGTAGTAACTTTTCTGAATCTGCTGTACCTGTTTACCAACTTCTGTATCAGGGTCAAAGTAGCCATCATCCGAGTCTTCGTCAATGGACTTCCAGAAGTATATGGAATTGTCCAAGTACTTGTTGATTTCATCAAAAGACTTCGGGCGTGTTCCAGTGCAGTTGAAGTCGAAGAAGCGACGCATGGTTGTTTCATCATAAATCACATCGTAGAGATGTTCGTTTGCAGAGCTGATGCAGCTGAATGTAATCCTTCGCTTTGCTTGTTCCTGAGTTCCGTAAACACGGGCATCCATCTTGTCACCCGTGATGATGGATTTGAGGATTGCCTTCTGGTCAGCAGTAAGGCGCCCACCGCTAGTCTCTGATTCCACGTTCACGGCCATTTCATCGAAGATTAGGATGAAGTTTTCCGTGAGGCGCTTGATTTCCTTGGTATCATCGAAAAGCTTGGAAATGCTTGTCGTAGACGTAAAGTCCGTGAATGGAGATGAAATCTTGTTGAGGGCAGTTGTCTTGCCTATTCCAGCAGCGCCAAAGAAGTTCAGCCAGATGTGGTACTTTACAGGCCTGTCATTCATCTTGCGCTTCACCTGCCATGCCCAGTGCTTCATAAGAGTGGAAAAGATTTCATAGCTTTCAGTAGGCTTAAAGTATTCATAGATTGCTTTTAGCCAGCGTTCGCCGATAGCTTCACAGCGGGCATCGTATCTTACATTGTTAGATACAATGGCAAGGCCATCCTGATACCCATGCATGGCCATGGTCTGCAAGGTGCTCTTGATGGCATCAGCTGTATAATGGCCCGCCCCGTTATAGATGTCGCTCATGATGGCGACCCTGAGGTTATCTAGGTCTTTGTAGGTGGCAACGCCCAATGCTGTGTACTTGATTTCCTTCCATGCGGGGCTGATGTACCAGTCCCTTGAATGGTCCTTTAACCATTTGGTAATGAATTCCTTTGGTGACGGCTGGTCTTCTTCATCTTCGTTGGATGGCCACTTCCTTTTCTGTTCATCCTTTACAAACTTTTCGATGTCTTCTAATTCAAGGGGAGCCCATGTTCCAGTACCTTCACGGAACCTTTTAAGTTTCATCCACTCTGTCCAGATAGTATCTACATCTGTCTTTCGTCTTCCTTTATCACGAAGTCCACCATTTTTCTGGACTTCATAGTTCTCCCCGAACCATTGTTTGAAGTGTTCATTAGTCATTTCTACGTACCTTAAAAATAAAACCCGTGTCGTCCTTGTTTAAAGTTAGCAGCTTTGGGCACGGACGACACGGGTCTACGGTAGTAGAAAACTCTTTATGCCCAGGTGCTGCTAGAACCTTTACATATTGTTTATACATCATTAATATATATTTTTTTTCTGAGTTCTGCAAGGCCAAGTGAAAATATTTTTCTCTTTCCATAGCCAGTCAATGGGGTAGTCTTTAACTACCTCATCCCTTTTCTGTGTCCAAAAATTCTCTCCTTATATTCTTTAATTTAACGTATATATATATCAAAATGCCGTTTTTGAGCGAATTTCGAGGTTTTGATATATATATACGTACTTTTAAAGAATATATAGGGGAATTTTTTTTCACCTTTTTTATAAAAGGTACTTGACAAGTGTAAACACTTTTGATATATTTATGGCATCAACACAAACACAAGAGGTAAACAATGAACAATAAGGAAAACACATCCATCACAGAACTCCCTTTCCAGACTGGTCTCAAGAAGTTCCTGAACCGCAAGGGTCTCACCCAGAAAGCACTGGCCGACAAGATTTACGTCTCGTC